GTCTGTTGCTGTCATGTTTGCCTCGTTGAATTTCATGTCAGTTTCTCCTCCTATAAATTTCTTTGTTTTGGTTTTTCCGTTATCTTCCGGCGGTGTCTCCCCGCCCTCCTGTTCAGGATCCTCTGTTTCCGGCGGCTGCGGTTTGCCTGTCGCCTTTTCAATCATCCCTCCCAGGCGGTCAACGGTTTCCTGCATGTGCTCTACGCTCACGGCACCAGCTGTTTTTACAATCTGTGCCGTTTTACCTGCGCCCCAGGAAGTAACCAGGCCTTTGATGGCCACGTCAAACTCGTCAATGCTCTGGTTCATCAGTGCGGCCTTGTCCGTTACTTCTTCGTCCCGGATAATGCTGCACAAGCTGTTTTCCAGTGCAAAACACACATCCCAAATTTCATCAGTAATGCGGCGGAGCTTGCGTTCTTCCATCTTGTCATTGAATGTATCTGCTTTTTCAATGTCGGCCACTGCGCTGTCAATGTCTGCCTGGTCCAGCTTCAACGCCTTGCCAATGGCAGAAAAGAACTTGTGCAGGCCGCTTTTTGCTGGTGCCTGTTCCGGATTCTGGC